GTCTTGGAATTTGTAAGGGCGACTTGGGATGCCGTTCTTGTTGCATACCAGCAAGAACGGTCTTGGAATTTACGGAGGTATAAAACTTCAAGTCCTCTCTGTAGCCAAAGGCTACAGGGATTGGAGAGGTTTAAATCTCAAGTAATATTCCATCCCCTTGAGGCTGCCAAAAGGGTAAAGGACCTAAGTTTTGCTAATAGAGCATGGTACTTTGGTTCTAAAAAACCTATTGGTCGCCTACTGGTGTTTAGTGAGAAACGGGTTGCATTGAAAGCTTCTTATGCAGCCCGTGCTCTCCCACCAGCTCCCCCTGACCCATCCGGGTTGGAAGGTTTGCTTGAGAGGTTAACCTCCAAGCCTCCACCTGTCCACCCCGAATGGGAAGGGTTTATAAAAGAGTACTTTTCACGTTGGACTATTCCGCCCAACCCAAAAGACCTTTTTACTATGCCTTCCTCTAACGCCGGCCTGGGATATCCCAGGAAGGAGGGAGGGCATATTAAAGGTGTCCAACATATTGTTTTGTTGGGCTACTCTTTAAAGAAAATCCGGGGTTCCCAAGAGATTCCTATCATCGATCATGATAGGGATCAAACGGGAGCCTACCTCGAATTACTGTCGGATTCATTACATCCAGACAGTCAGCTTCGGAAACCGAAATTCGATTTCCAAAAGCTGTTTGAGGGAAACTGGGAAGATTTAGAAAAAACTCTCCCCGGCACCGGTCATTTCTTTCAGCAATATTTGAAAGAAGGAGTGGAATACATTATGGAATCCATAGTGCATACACCTATTCTTCCAATTATTGCTGAGGAAAAGGGTTTGAAGACAAGATTTCCAACCTGTTCTTTAACAGCTGCAAATCTTGTTCAACAAATCTTACGGAGGGTCATTGATGCAATTATGATCAAGGACCCCCGTTTCTCAGCCTCGCTGGGTGGCGATGGTCATGTAGATTTTCGTGGTGAAGCAGGTCCATGGTATTCCCTGGATGCTACTGCTGCAACCGATCTACATGCCCAATGGCTAACCCAGACAGTTTATGAGGAATTAGCAAACCGTTATCCTGTACTTCAAAAGTACAGAAAATGGTTTAACAAGCTTTTCGGCCCCAAGAAAATTCTTGTGGGCTGTAAGCCTGATGATCTAATCCCTCATAAGCTGTGCTCAGCTTATCCCCGGGCACCTCTTTTGGACGATAGGTTCACTCCTAACGTCCATTTAGAGGAGTATGGCCATGCAACACTCATCAAAAATTATTGGGATGAGTGGTTACATGAGCTTAATACTAGGCCCGGTGTAATCACAAGTACGGGTCAGATGATGGGAGATCCCACAT